CGGCAGGAACGGCGAGCCCGGAGGAGCACAGGCCTTCCCCCTCCGCGTCCGAGACGTCGAAGATCTCGCCACGCTTCGGCCAAGGCTGGCCGTCCCGCGACCCAGACACGTCGACCTTCATGCGTACACGCATCGATCAGCCTCTCCCTGTCAGTTGGCGATGATCCCGGCGTCGCGCAGGGCGGCCGTGAGGGCGTTGACGCGCTGCACGAGCGTCGCGAAGTTGTTGTTGATCGTGGACTGCGTGGGCGTGGCGGTCACGTCGACGGTGCCGCCAGCGGGGGTGCCCACGGCGCTGGTGAGGTCGGTGAGCGCCGAACGGACGCCCCACGAGAGGTCGCTGCCGAGAGTGTGCTGGCCCTTGGCCATGAGGATCTCCTGATGGTGTGCGAGGGGGCGTCAGGCCCCTTTTCGATGACGCTCGATGTACTCGGCTGCCGCGCGCAGCAGCTGCGGGTCGTCGCGGAAGAAGCCCACGCCCTGATTGCAACGACTGCACAGCAGATCGCGGTTCTGGTTGGTCACGTGGTCGTGGTCGACGTGCAGACGCGACGTGGCCCGCACCCCGTTGGGATCAGGTGGGTCGCCGCAAATCGCGCACCGGCCGTCCTGGCTGGCGAGCATCTTTTTGTACTGCTCGACGCTGATTCCGTATCGGCGCCTCAGGAGATCGCGGAGGTTCTTCCCTTGACGGGCTGGATCAGCCCCGACGCGCCTTGCCGCGTTCTTGCGGGCCTGCCTCTCGCTCGCAGTTGCCACGGCGCACGAGGGGCACGAGGGCTGCCTGCCCACTCCCGACCACATCGCCGTGAAGATCTCGCCGCAGCCCCGGCATGTTAGTTCCCGTACCGCCGCCTTTGGGCTCACCAGGCCTTGACGGACCGCCTTGTCCCTACAGGGGCGTGAGCACGTGAACTGGCTCGTCCGATACGGCTGAAACGGGGTTGAGCACACCGGGCACGGCCGGGGATCGAGCCTGTTCGTCATCGTTTGTTGCGGCATTACCAAGTCCCTCCCGGGCGGGCGAACTTCCGCCCGGGAAGAATCATCTCACGTGGACCGGTTCAGTGAACCGGTACCCGCTAACTGGCACCACCGGCGAAATATTTCACAGCCCCGGTCAAGTCCACGAGCGAGCAGTCGGCGCGGAGCAGGGCCCGGAAGGTGACCAGGTCCGTGTTGAACGCGTAGTCGTCGCTGCGCTCGAAGCGGACGCCGCCGGCGAAGCGGACGAAGAACTGGCTGAAGTCGCCGAAGACCAGGGACTTCGCCGACAGGGCGGTGGCGGGCACGTTCGGGTCGGTCAGGACCGGCTTGCCGAGGATCATGTCCGGGGCGCCCGACTGGAGACCGGGCTGCCAGATGTACTGCCCGGTCGTGTCCTTCAGCTTGCGGGCGTTGGCGACCGTCGAGTCCTTCATGATCCACTTGCAGGATGCGGACGCCCGGTACGGGGCGATCACCGAGAAGAACAGGTCGATCAGGTTGTCGGCGGAGAATGCACCGGCGACACCCGTGCCGCCCGTCACGCCCAGCGTGGCGTCGGTGATGACACCGCGCGGCTGCGAGGTACCCGTGCCGGTCATGGCGTGCGCGCCGAACGCGTTGCCGAGCGCCCGGCCGGCCTGCATGGCCAGGTAGCCCTCCAGGTCGACGCCGGTGTCGTCGAGGAGCTCGCGCGACACCTGGATCATCGTGCCGTACTTGTAGGCACCCAGCGGGATCTGGCCGAACGTCGGGTCCGAGACACCGATCGCGTTGCCTTCGGTGACGATCGCCGCGCTGGAGTGCGCGGTGGTCTTCGGGACCTGAATGACCTCACCGCTGTTCGTGTTGAGGATCGTCGCCCCCGCCTGCATGATCGCCGACACCTCGATGAGATGCGCGATCAGCCGGTCGTAGAAGCTGGTGGGCACGGTGTTGCCGCCCGCGGTCGCCGTGCCCTTGGTCAGGGTGCGGTAGTCGACCGGGCCGTCCGGGTTGACGTCGAAGAACCGGCCGCGCTCGCCGCGCAGGAAGGAGCGCAGCTCCTCACCGCGGTCCCCGCCACCGGCCGGCGGCTGCTCGCCGCGGCGCTCCACCTGGCCCCCGCCGTTGCTGCTGCGCTGCCCGCCGCCCTTGCCGTTGAGGCGCTCGAACGCCTCGTCGGCCTCCTTGGCGCGCTGCTCGGTGTCCAGCGCCGACTTGATGCGCTGGTCGAGCTTGTCGAGCTCCTCGTTCATCACGTCCCACTGGCCCTGCTCCTCGGCCGTGAGATTGCGGTTGTCCTCGGTGCTGCGGTCGGCGATCGCCTTCATCTGCTCCCAGACCTGGGCGCGACGCTCACGCAGCCTCTGAACCATTTCAGACATGGGTGTGGACTCCTCGTCCGCTCGAAATCGATCTCGAACGGGGAGCCCGCGCGGTCCCGCACCCATGGGTGCCTGTGGCCGGCGCCTTTTCGCTACCGGCGGTCCGCTGATCGCTTCCTCGTGTCGCACGCTGGCCCGTTGTTTGCTTCACCGCATCCAAAGCGGACACCGACCGGGAGAGCCCAAGTCGGCGCCGTGGCGATACGGCTACGCGGTCCTAGAACGGCGTGCCGCCCCCACAGGGGGTCTTCTGTTGGAGGCCGAAGCCTCAGACGTAGGGGTCTTCCCGGCGGGCAAGCAGAGCCGCTGCCGCAGCGTGGCCCGGGATGCCCCGGCGTGCCACCTTCTTCGGCTGTGGGCCGTCGGTGCGCACGAAGAACTTCCGCAGCTCGTCGTGCTCGGCCATCGACCGGACCTCTTCGAGGTCGGCGTCGAACTTGGTGGCCAGCGACCGCAGGCCCGCCGTGCTGTCCGGGTAGGCGGGCGTGTTCACCGGCGCCACGTCGACCAGCTGCACGCCCGTCAGGCGGCGCAGCGGGTAGCCCTGCTCGGTCGTCGACCAGTCGTCGCTGATCGTGCGGAACGCGAACGAAGACTTGCGGACGTCACCGCGTTCGACCAGTTCGACCACATGCGCCATTGCAGCCGGCGGCAGCACGTCGTAAGACAGGCCGTACTGGTCGATCGACATCCGGAGCGTCCCAGCCGCGGTCGTACCCAGCAGCTGGTTGTCGTCGTGGTTGTAGCGGGCGATGACCTCGGGCCAGCCGTCCCCGCGGGACTGGTTGAAGGCGATCGGGTCGACGACCTCGACGAAGCCGCCCAAGTTGCGGGACTGGCGGTTGAAGACCGAGGCGTAGCCGCCGATCCTCTTGGCGCCGTTGTCGGCGCGCAGCTCAGCCTTACCGGTATCGCCGGAGGTGTACCGGCGCTCGATTTCCACGGTGCTGCCTCCTACGGCGGTCCGGGTGATGATGTGATCAGGCACGGTCGCGCTCCTCGCGAACGAGCCGCAACCTGGGATCCTCACTGCCGCCACGGATCGCCGGCGGAGTGATGGACACGCCAGCCTGAATGGGCAACGGCGTGTAGTCCTGGCCCTGGCCGTCTGGCAGCGGCGACATGTTCTCGCGGTTGCGGATCTCGTCGACGTTCGCGCCGCCGATCAGCCGCTGCTTCTCGTAGATCGACCAGCGGGTCAGCGGGTCCAGGCGGATCAGCGCGTCCGCATCGAAGCGCACGCACTGTCCGCGTGGAATCAGCATCGACAGGTGCGACTCCAGGGTGCTCATCCACGGCAGGAGCGTGAGTTGGATCAGTTCGATCTCACGCTGCTCCGGGCTGCTGTACGACATCGACCCGCCGGTCTCGCCGCCGATCAGTTCTGGCGGCACCCCGTAAATCGCTGCGAGCTGGGTGGCGCCGAGCTTCAGGGTGGAGATGAACTGGGCCTCGTAGGCGGGCACGGTGATCGGGTTGTAGTCCCAGTCTTTGCCGTAAACGATCGGCTGACGGGTGCGGATCGCCTCCATCAGGCGGGCCTTGATGACCGCCGCGTCCTGCCCGTCCACCGTCTGCGTGGTGTTCTTGAAGGTGCCCGGCGGGACACCGCCAGTGGCGTGCCAGGCCTCCATGTACTCCTGCGCGGCCAGGTTCGTCGTCGCCATCGACGCGAACGCGCCGATCGGTGACAGGCCCAGCACCTTGCCCGGGAGCGTGAACCAGGGGATGTGCACGATGTCGTTGGGGTCCTGGACGCGGTTGCCGAGGATGTACCAGATCGGGTTGACGAAGGATCCTTCGCCGGAGGGCATCGAGTCGACGACCTGGACCCAGTCCATGGGCAGCCACTCGATCATCGTCGGGTAGCCCAGGTAGTCGCGGGCCGTGACGTAGCCGACGGCATTCCCCCGGTACACCATCGAGAGGACGGCCCGCTTGATCCAGTCGTGCAAGTTGCCCTGCACCGACGGGCTCGCGAAGAGACTTGCCAAGGGCAGACTCTGGACCGCTCCGCCGGTTTCCCGGTACTGGCGTAGGGGCGCCGCGGCGAGATTGGACGCCAGGATCCGTCCGGCTGCGTACACGGGGGCAAGCTGTAGTGCCCGGTCCACGCTGACGGGTCCCCCGCCGAGGCTGCCGCCGCGCCCCCACGGCACGGACGCGATAGAGCGCTTCTCCTCGCCTGAGCGAGCCTCAACACCCACCAGCCAGGCCCCCGCCTGACGGAAGCTGCGAGCCACGAGACCAAGCCGTCGGCCCCACGTGGCGCGGGCCGTGGCGCGCCAGCTACTCGCCGTCCGACCCCGCGCATCCATCCACACGTCGCCTACCAGAACCGGCCCCGCATCCTCCGCCCTCGACTGCTTCGGAGCGCGACGGAACCACCGCCCGAAATCCATCACGCCCCCTAGAAGATCGACTCCAGTACGTCGTACCGATGGCCCTCAAGCAGATGTGAGCGCGTCACGTAGGACCAGCGGGCCAGCGTCATCGCCACCAGCGGGCTGATGTCGCCCTCCACACCCTTCGTCGTCCACGCGATCGTCTCGCCCGTCGACCTCGTCTTCGCGCTGGCGACCGCCACGTCCAGGTGCCGGTTCGGCACCACCCGGAACGACTCCTCGCGCACCGCCTCCAGCAGTTGGCCGGCCGCCGCTGCCATATCGACGGCGGACGTCACGGCCAGATCGCCCGGTTGCGGCGACTCCGGATCCTCCGGCCGGTGAAAATCGTGCTGATCCAGCAAGGTCTCCAGGAACGCGAACGTGCCCCGCCCCATCGCGATCGAGATCGGGCCCAGCGCCTCTCGCAGCTCCACCAGCCGCGGTAGCAGCCACTTCGTACCCGGCCGGTAGTCCGCCAGCTGCGTGTGGCCCAGCCCGTCAGCCCGCATCCCGTACACGCAGACTGCCGTGTAGTCCCGCAGCGGCGACACGTCGATGCCGATCGCCACCCCGTGCTCACGGTCCCGCTCCGACGACGCATCCGCCAACGCCACCCACACGGCCGCATCAATGACCGCGTTCCCCTGACTCTTCCGCGGCCACACCCCGAGCCGCTCCCGCGCGAACCCGGCGTCACCCATCGACCGGCGCTCCCGCAGCACCGCCTCCTCCGACAACCGGTAGCCCAGGGCCGGGTTCGACGCCGCCCACAACCGCCGGTCGTCCAGGTCGATCGCGTCCAGGTGGTCGAGGTCGCCTGCGATCCCCCAGTCCCGCCAGCCGAAGCTGTCGTCGCCCCCGGCCTCCGCACGCGCGTGCAGCGCGAACATCACCTCGCCCGAGCCGTCGTCACCATCCAACGGCGGCGACGAGGTGTAGACGATCTGGGGGTTCGGGCGAGCCGACATCGTCGGCATCAGCGCATCCTGCTGCAACAGCGTGTACGCGAACGCCTCGTCGATGATGTTGCAGTCACCGGAGAAGCCACGACCGCTGCCCTTGCTGCGGGCGATGAACTTCACGCGGGCCCCGGTGTCGAGCCTCTCGAAGCTCTCTTCCCCGTTCGTGTTGATGACCTTGATGTGCACGCCGTCGACGTCGATCAGGTTCTCGCTGAGCGGCTCCCCCAAGCCCTTCAGCAAGGCCTTGAACCGGCGGAAGCCCTCCATGGCGGTCTTGTACTCGTGAGCGGACCACATGATCAGGCGCTCGTCCAGCAGGAACAGACCGGCCAGAGCGCGAGCTTCGAGGATCGCGCCCTTGCCGTTCTGCCTCGCGACGATCTCCCCGTATTCGAAGCAGGCCCACTTGCCGTCTTCGCGCACACTGAGCATCAGCTCGATCGAATCCGCCTGCCACGGATCCAGCACCAAGCCCGCGCGCTTCGCCAGCTCCACCGCCTCCGCACCCAGCGAATAGGCCGACGGCGGCACACACTCAACCCGAGGCCTGGCCGCGCCTTGCAGCGATCCGCGCCGAGAGGTCCGCGACACCAGAACCCCCCGCCTTCGCCGCCGGCTTCGTAGATGCCGGGACCGAGCCCTTCTGAGCCTGCCGAATCTCCGCCACAAGGCCCCGAAGAGCAGTCGCCTGCTGCCGAGACTCCGCCAACAGCCCCTGGATTTCCCCGGGTTTCGGCTCGTCATCTCCGTCATCCGCCTTGACCGGCGACGTCCACCGCAGGAGAATCGAGTTGAGCCAATCGAGCCGGTCAGCGAGACGGCAAGCCTCCTCCAGAAGCACCGAGTGCGCCGGAGTCAGAGAGCCAGAAGCCGTCATCTCCCGCCAGAGCCGAGAGCCGCGGGGACCGAGACCAGGCGGACGTTTCGCAGCCATGATCCCCCGTTCCAAGATCACTGCCCCCTGTGATTTTTTTGCGGGGGGAGATTTTTTTCACGGGGGCGCGGGGTCAAAACAAGATCCACTCAAAAAACGGACATTCCGACACGTACTGACGTTTGCGCAGGTTAGAGCCTTGATCGCCAAGGTCCCACCTTGATCGAATTCATCAATTCGGACATTACGTCACAAATTGCCAGGCTGTGATCACAGGCTTGCGGCATCCTCCGAGAACTGCGGCCGACCCCGGGCCTTTGACCTGGCCTTATTCGACTTCGCCGAGTTGCAACGCCGATGAGCCAACCGACAGTTCGACCGATCCACCGGATCCCCGCCCTGCCACAGCTCAACGACGTGATCGACCGTCCGAGACATCGGATGCTCACGCGGCAACGACTGATCCACGTACTGCTCACACCACCAGCACTGCGTCTCCTCAGCGAAGACCTGGGCCTGCACCCGCCACCACGCCGTGCCAGCACGCCCCTTGCTGTAGGCCATAGGCACCTCCTGGAGCTACTGCTGCACGGTGCCACCGAGCGCCTTGGCCACCTTCGGCGCCAGGCGCTTACTGTCCGCCCTGGCGGCCGTGCTGGTAGTCGGCAGGCTGACCGCCCACGTATCCCCAGTGACAGCGATTCCGCCCATACTCTTGGAGATCTCCACCCAACTCGCCAGCGCCTCGCGGTTCGGGAACATGTTGATGCCACTGTCCCCTGCTGCTGGCTGGCCGGCCTTGTCGGTGACGGTGAAGTCGTAGACGGTGCCGCCCTCTTCGCTGATGTACGTGTCCTCGCTGCTCTTGCGCAGCATCGACACCGTGAACCCGTGAGCCTGCAGCACATCAGCGATCTGCTGGGCCGACCCGTAGTGGTGGCCACCAGGGGTCGCACTGTGGGACGCGGTGACCGTCGTCTGCGGTTTGGCGTCGACGGTCCTCGTCTTCTCCGGGCCGAGCGCCGCCCAGCCTGCCGCGCCGATGACGATCCCGATCGCGCCGGCCAGAGCCGCCGCCACAGTGGTGCGCATGAGTCCCCCGCAATGGAGCTGATAGTGCGCGGATCGTCGCACCAGCGCAGGGTGTCGGCAACCAGAACGGGCGAAGTCGCTAGGCGCTCTGGGCAGGGTCGCTGCCGTAGTCACCCGCGGCGAGGCGCTCGGACTGGCGGCAGACGTTCCAGTCACAGGGGGTGCCTGGCTCCGTGTGCCAGCACTGCACCGGCGGATCGTCGTCGGGGTCATCGGCGAAGGCCACGGTCACCTCCAGCAGTTGAGCCCCGCCGCCCGGGACGGAGTAAGGAGGCGACGGGACGATCAGGCGACCTTGGCGTAGGCTGGGTGTACCGGCTGGCGACGTGCCGGTTAGTGCGTGGAAGTACGGGTTCGAGTCCCGCTG